AGGTAATGTGCAAGTCCAATATACCCTATTCCTAATGACCTTCTTGCTTTGGTTGATACCTCTGCAGCTTTCACTGGATATTTTTGATAATCAATTAATTCTTCTAATCCACGAACTGAAAGTTCACAAAGTTCTGGTAGTTCATCTATCTTGATTGAACCCACATTGATTGCAGATAAAATACAAAGTGCAACCTCTCCATCCTCATCATCTGGATGTGAGATTGGTTTTGTAGGTAAAGTAATCTCTTGACATAAATTTGACATACTTACTTTATCTGAGAATGAACTATGACTATTACTATGGTCAATGTTCATAATATAAATTCTTCCTGTCTCTGCTCTTTCCTTGAGCAAGTCCATCATTAATGTTCTTATACTTATTTTCTTTTTAGGGATTGAATATGCTCTCTCGTACTTTTCGTAAAGTTCATCAAACCCTTCTGTTCCAAATGCATCGTAGAGGTCAGGCACATCGTGAGGACTAAACAAAGTAATGTCTTCGTCTTTGATAAATCGTTCATAAAATAACTTACTTAATTGGATTGAGTAGTCAAGTTTTCTGACTCTATTATCTTCTGTTCCTTTATTGTTTTTGAGAACAATAATGTCTTCAATTTCTTGATGCCAGATTGGAAAGTGGACAGTAGCACTTCCACCACGAACACCATTTTGGGTACAACATCTGACAGTAGATTCAAATTTCTTGAGGAAAGGAATAACTCCTGTGTGCTGTACTTCTCCACCACGAATTTTAGAATTGATTCCACGAATCCTACCAGCATTGATACCAATACCAGCCCTCTGTGCAACATACCTACCAATAGCCATATCAGAAGAGAAGATACTTGAAAGAGTATCATCACTGTCGACCAGAACACAACTAGCAAACTGTCGAAGAGGAGTTCTAACCCCTGCCATAACTGGGGTTGGAATGTTGATTTTAAATTGACTAATCGCGTCATAATATTTTTTAACATAATTTAATCTCGTTTCTTTAGGGTAGTCCTTAAAAAGAACTGCACTAATCAAAATATACATGAACTGAGGTGTCTCATACAATTTACCAGATGACCTGTCTTGTACAAGATACTTGTCCACTACCTGTTGGAGACCTGCGTATGCAAACAACATGTCTCTGTTATGATTCAAATACGAGTTGAGTTTATCCCACTCCTTATCGTCATAATAATTTATTAAATCTTTATCGTAAACACCATATTCGATATTTCTTTCTACGATATCTTTCAATGGTGGATAGATTTTACTATCTTTCCATTTAGTATTGAATACATCCTTACGAATTGCAAACAATAATAATCTAGATGCAACATATTGATAATTAGGTGCATCTAATGATATTAAATCTGATGAAGATTTAACTAATGTTTCTTGAATTTCTTGAGTAGTTACTCCATCATAAAACGACAAGTTTGCACTCATTTCAACCTGTGATGCAGATACCCCATTGATACCTTTACATGCAGCTTCTACCATTCTATGAATTTTTTCTAAATTTAAATTCTCCTTTGACCCATCCCTCTTTGTAATACTTAAACCATTACCATTCACTATACTTTACTCCAATTATTAATTGCAAGGGATAATTCTAAACCTTGTCTTGTATTATTATTAATCACATCAACGATTGATGGTATCTTGTTAAGTACCATATCATTAATATCTTTTTCCCCTATCGTCTCTGGCCAAACACAAACCTTATATCCTTGGTCACCCATAGACCTCATCTTCTTGATGATTTCTTTGTTCCGAGGTTCATTGTCAAAAATAAGAGTAGAACCACTCTTACTAATTTCGTTTGTTACCTTAGAGAAGTCTGAACCTGCGACTGCAATGCAGTTGTCCAGAAATAAAGAGTCAATTGGCCCTTCAACAACATAAAGAGGTTGGTTGAAATCAACTTTGTCGAGATTAAAAATAAGTGGTTTTTCTTCATCGAATCGTAATGTTAAATATCTTAGTTGTGAATTATTTAATGCTCTACCAGTTATTCCTATGAGATTATTTTGTCTATCAAAGAAGGGTAGAACTAGTCTTGGGTCGTTTCCTAAAACTCTCTTATTATACTTATAATTTATTGAACTTAGACTTTGTGATTTCTCTACAAAATAGAAATCTTTCCACCATTTTTTTGGTATCTTTCTTCTAGTCAAATATTCAACACATAATTCACTATCTTCTGCTTTGGGATATCTTGCAAGTATGTTAGATTTGAACTTTGGTGGTTCAAATGTAAAGTTTTGTTGTGCAACTGGTCTAGTATCATTCTTCTTACCAAACTTTTCCATGACCCATTGTTTATGTAACATTTCATCATGGTCTTTTAAAAATATACCTATATTAGTAGAATGACCACAATTATGACACTTATAGACATAGGTGTCCTTATGCACGAAGTGATAACCTCTTGCTTTTAGTTGGTTACTAGAACTGTCTCCACAATAGGTGCATGAATGGTTAAGGAGTTTATCATCCTTCCACTTCACATTTCTCAACCGAGGAGATACCAATTTAAGGTATTTTTTATCAATCCACAAAGACATATATCTATAATACTATGTTTTTGGGATTTGTCAAGGTAATATTCGTTCTCTCTTACGAATATCTAGACATTGGTTTTAGTTTTTGGTTATGACTGCAGCTTTGGCTTCTGTTGTAGAACCATCTGGGTTCTTGATGGTAACATTTCTATAGTAAACTACAACTTCTTGTACTTCACGAATGTATCTTCTTAGTTCTTGCATGTTATATGACATGAGTTCGTAATCACTGACTGACATTGCAACAAATACGACATCACCACTATTGGCTTTCTTCATGTCGTCTAAAAATCTGTCTAAGTATGTGTATCCTTCTGGCCAATCTGGATTTTCTTTGCCTAATGAGCAATCTCTTTTTCCAGTTTCTTCGTTTTTGATGCATGGATTTGTTATCTTTGCTTCTGATACCACATAGAACCTTGGTTCTTTCAAATCAATGTTCCTAGGCATCGTAGGTTGAATTATTTCAATCTCTAATGGTTTACTGACTATCTCGACTTTCTTACTGGGTATTAACGAACAACCACTAATTATTAGGGTTGATGTCAACAGTAGGGTCATCAAGTGAGTCCAATTCTTTACTGTCATTTTCTATACTCTCAAACACTTCTTTAGTGCTGTTATTTACTCGTTTCTCAATCATTCCAGGCTTTGCAACTGCAAGTTGGTTTAAATTGTGTCTTCGAAAGATATCCAGATAATTGTTCATTTCCTGTTCAATCTCTGCATTCTTTCTACTTAATTGATTCAATGCTTTACCTTGTTTTTCAAAGGATTCTCTCATTGCATTCATGGTTGCCTTTTGTTCCTCGACTGCACCTTCAAGTGCAAGGTTGTTTGCAGTTAGGGTTTGGTTTTCATTAAATAAGTACCAAGAACCAAGTCCTAGTACTAGAATGATTCCTATCAATACCTGTTGCATTATGAGTAGTCCTCAACATATTGTTTTAAGTCTGCAACTGTATGTAATGTTTCTGCATCTTCATCTGGGATTTCTATGTCAAAACATTCTTCAATCCCCATAACCAATTCTACAATGTTAAGTGAGTCTGCACCCAAATCATTTACAAAATGTGAATCGTCTTTAATCATATCTTGGTCACAACCAAGATTATCTGCTATTATTCTTTCTATCATAGTTCCTCTGTCATGTAGTCCATAGGAGTTGCAGTTTTAAGTTCGACCTTATTACCTTCAAATGTTTTGAATTTAATAAACTTTGGCCCTAACATATAAATCCTTCTAACTTCCCATGTTCTAGTAAGGGTATCAATAATCTCACCCTCTTGATTATATTTATTGTAACTTACAGTTAGTTGTTTATGACATTCCCACCAACTAACTATCCATAACCATGCACTCTTAAAGAACTCTACAATTTTAGCTATCAACTTTCGCACTTGCTCTCCACTGATAACATGACCAATATCTTGCCTTCCATTTAGGGCCTGGGTCTGCACAATTATGTCTTGCTCTGAATGATTTTCTTGCAGAAGGGTCATCACGATTTATACCCATCTTAGGGTCTCCAAATCGAACTACTACAACCTTACCCTTCTCATTCTTCACATATACTTTAAACTTCTTGTTAGGGTTCTCTGATGTCCTTATAGGGTCATTTAATTTAACTTTCTTACCTTGATACTCTGATTCTGTAATTGAATGGTCATAATAACCTAAACATTCTGCACAACATTCTTCTTGTGCTTTTTTGATTTGGTCTTGAGTAGGTGCGCCTTTCTCACCTTTCTTTCTCATCTTCTCACCACGAGCTCTTTTCTTTCTTATATTATCCCAAAGTCCTTCTTCTAGTTCCTCACCCATTTTTAAGAACATTTTGTTCTTCTGTTGACCTTTATCAGATGCAGTCATTCCTACCATTCTTGCAAGTTGATTGACATACTTTATTCCATCATCTTTACTTTTTTTATATCTTTTACCCATTTCAGATTTAATTTTCTTAGTTATGATATCAAAAACTTGGTCTACAGTAGTTACTAATTTACCATCTGTCATGAGTTTTGCTTCTTGAACTGATTTAAGTGAACCTTTAAGTACAACTTTTTTCTTTTCTTTTTCTTTGTCTTTTACATGAGGTGGATGTTCTGGTTTATCACCTGCTAATAATGAAAGTTGATTTATCAATGCCATGAGTGTAGGTTGTGGTAATTGCACAATCATTTCTGCACCTTTTTTTGACAAACCTTTGACTTTACTTAATTGTTTTAGAATTGTTTTTTTATCTACACTTTCCATGACATGTGCTTGGCCTGGAGTGTCTTTTCTATATCTTTTTAAAAGTTCTGGTGTTCCTACTTCTCTACCAGATGAATCTTCTTTCTTTTTCTTTTTACGAACAATAGGTTCATTAGTTGCAACTGCATCTCCAGTTGCATTCACTGGTGCATCTTCAAACATTTCTTTAAATCTTTTCATTTGACATCGTGTCCTGTGATTAACATTGATTGGTCTTGGTCTATATTGTATGCCCTATAAATGTCAACACCCATCACATTATCAGTTTTTCCTAGAACTTGAACTCTATCCCCTCTGAGTCCTATGTTGTCTTCTTCATTCCAAACTGACAATCGTAGTTCGTATTCCATTCCTTTCTGTAAATTATTTAGGTTATCATGACCTTCTAATAAGTCAAGTACTAAATTGTTTTCTTTGAGATATTCATAGAAGTGTCTTTCTAATGGTTCACCATCTATGTTGAAATGTTCTTTAAGAAGTGCTAAGGATGCAGCGTAAGATGCAAGTCTTGTCCTACCAAATGGTAGTAGTTCAAGAACTCTTTTAAGATTGAATACTAGTTTATGTAGTAGTGTGTATGAATTTTTTTGTTCCGAACCTTTGGGTTTAACACCCTTGACTCTTTTACCATTTGCATCAATGAGACCGAACTTGAATGCATCCATCTCTTCCCATTTTCTGGTCAACATTTTAAGAATACGAAATACTATGACTGTATCGATTACACCCATTGCACCTTCTTGTAAATTCATTTGTGTCATAGTTCTCTTAAAACTCCTGCTACTTCCATGTCAACTGGAACATTGGTTTTCCAATCTTCTTTAACTAGGTTCATGTAAATCAAACAAGTTTTAAGTACAGGCCAGTACTCTAGGTCTATTTTGAATTCCAACATTTTAACTGAGTTATCGAATCCAAATATATTGAAGATGACAATGAGATGATTAAGAATTAATCTCTCTCTTAGTTCACCATTTTTGTAGTATCTTCTTAACAGTCGTTTTAGATATCTAAACCTTCGAAGGTCTTCCATGAATTCTTCCATAGAAGTACATTGAGGGTTATCGTAACACTGCATTGCAAACATGGTGAAGTTTTCATCTGTCAACTTCTCAAATAATTTCATAATTTATATCCTAGTTATTATACTAGTATATAGGTGCAATGTTGGAAAGTTATTTAATCTCTGCAAAAACTTTAAACATTTTGGATGGAAGTCTTTCCCACTCAAAATGCATTTTTAGGTCTGGGCCCTTAGCAGAAACAAAGTTATCATCGATATCACCTTCTTCATCTTTACCAAACCTACCACCATATTGAGTAATAGGTACATCTTTAGAACCTGTATCACCTATATCTTCTTCTATAGAAGTAGGGAATGCTATTCCTATTTGCTCTACTTTTCTACCCAATTGTTGCATTGCAGCTTCAACACTAATGTGTTCACGCATTGCAATATCACCTATCCAAGTGTTTAACTTATCTAACACACTTTTATCTGATGAAAACCTATGAAGGTCATCAGTGGGGACACGACCTGTAACATCTTTGTTCAGTTTGTATCCACCACCATCAGTCTCATAATTCTCACCAATGTATTTCTTGAATGATTTCATAATTTAATTCCTATTAAGCAGTAACTGTTATTGTACCAGCTGCAGTTCCGATTCCCGCTGCACTAGTAATTGTTGCATTACCACCTTCTGCTCTATCAACGATAGTTCCACTATTAAGTGCTAATGGATTTGCACCAAAAACTAATACATCGTCTGCATTAGTAGCTGCATTGTTAGCAGCAATTGCAAGACTGAATGTAAGTTTGTTGGTTGAAGAACCACTTGCATATGCAAGTAAGTGTGGCCCTCTTCCAGAACCAGAACCTTGGTTACCATTAGTTACTGATAATGTTGGTGTTCCACCAGAAGTATTTACTGTTACCTTCTCATTGAAAGTTACTGTTGCTGATAAAGTACCACCATCTGATTTATCGAATGCAGTTGACACCCAATCAATGTGTGTGATGTCTGCTTGACCGATTGAAGTTGCTAGTTCTCCTATTGCACAGAGAACTTCTTCTTGATGATTATCAGATTTTTTATATACCCAACCTCTTGCATCTGCAAAAGTTAGTTTCTTTTGTGCAGCTGTTAACCATTTAGGTTTGGCTTCATCTGCATCTGAATTACCCCATAAAGACATAATTATCTCCTCATTTTTTAGTTCCCTGTATGAGAAACTTTTTTGTTTATTCTATTGTATTTATAACTTTTAATATCTTAGTCACCCCAATTTGCAATAAATCCTGTTTCTTTTTTCATCTCTTCTACAAAATCCATATTGATTTTATCATTGAATGTGATAATAAATGCACCAGACTTAATCATATAATCACCATTTATGTATGATAATCCTGTAGGTTCTGGTACATCTGAGTATTTATTGTGTAAATGCATTGGATATGGACACTGTACTAATTGATTTTGATTTGCTTTAGTTGCTTCGTGAGATTGGAAAACTACTTTAGGAAACTTTCTACCTGTAAAACAATCTCCAATTTTTTGTGGATTGTTTTGAAATGCATCCATATATTCGTTACCACCCATTGGAAGACCGAAGGTATTATGAACATAAGGCCTACAATTATGTTCTATAAAGTACAACTCATCATCCTCTCCTAACATTTGAGTAATACTTCCTTCCCATTGACCACCTAACTTTGCACATTCATTAAGAAGTGGAGTGACATTTTTTCTTATTCTTTTATCTAAATCATCTGGAATGTTATCGATTTGAGTATTTTTATACCAAGTCAAAACATTATTCCCTAAATGTTTTCCTGGCGATTCGTCACATATTTCTGAAAATGTAAATGCCCATTTTCCATTTGACATTATATATGATATGTTTGTTTCTATTCCTTTAACCATTTCCTCAACATAATATGGAACACCTACTGGTAAATAATGTGATTTCATTTGATTCCATAAATCTGGTATCATATTAATACATGCAGAATGCCAGTTATGTTTTGGTTTTATAACCCATACATCTACATCAACCCCTTCAAACTCTAAATGACTATCTCCTGTTGCAAGAACATTAGGTAATGCAATACCACATTCATTTGCAAGTGTTCTTGAATACCACTTATCAGTTTCTAACCTTATAGACTTTGTAGTAGGTGATATCATAGGAATATTTAAACCTTCTAATAATCTAACTTTATGAGGTGCAGAACACCATATAAAGTCTATTTTATATTTTTCTATAATCTTCCTTACTGCTGGAATACCAAGTTTTGTAGAGTATAATCCTACTACTGGTTCTGGGTCTGGGTCTGTAAGATGAGTATATACTGGAAAATCTTTTATAGGTTTTATACCGAATGATTCATAATATTGTGGATTTTCTGCTTGATTACATTGGTCTGTATAAATTGTATGTCCCTCTTTCATTAACTCTTTTTGTAGATGAAAGTTTTGATGTTGTAGTTCTAAAAATAATATATTCATTCTTTAAATTTCCGAATTTGGTTTGCATCTTCAAAATAATTTTGAGGATGTGTTTCTTTTAACCTTTCAATTGTTTCTCTACTATAATTAGATGCTACTGAGAAATTAAATGCAACTATAGTTTTCCTATTATTACATGGTGGTGACCTATGTACATACCCAGATGGAAATATCAAAAGGTCTCCTTCTTTTACATCTGGTTGAAAAACATTTCCTTCAAAATCCATAAGTTCTGTTTGTTCACCTTCTGGTAAATCAATGTAGTATATACCTATCCATTGACATGCAAAATGATTGTGCCAGTTATCATAATCACCCTTATCCATTTGATGAAACCACATAATATCTACAAAAATTTTATAGTTTAATCCTGTTTCTGGTCTTATTGCAATATCTCTTGCAAACTTTTTTAATAAAGGTGCAATTCCATTTTCTTCATCACCCCAGAAAACAATCTTATATCTCTGGTCATCTGACATATCAATTGGTGGTTTTACCCAATCAACATAACCGCCCTTAGCACTATCATCACTCCATGTTGCATAGTCCCTTCTCATCTGATACTCTGGATAGTTTATGTTAAGTGATTTAGGATGATTGTATCCATCATAATGACTTGATGCTTGTTTCTGAGATTGAGTGGCCTTTGGAAACCTTGCAATCTCATAACGAAGATTCTCATTTAAATGGTGTTTTAATTTTGGTTGGTATGTCCAGTATTTCATATCATTATACTATTGTTTCTGTCATTGCCTACCATTAACCTTCTTTCAAAACGAGTTAATAGTAAAGCAGGCATATCTGGTTTATTAATCTTTTCTTTTACCATCCATGCATATCTTATTATTTCATCAAAAACTAAACCATCTGTAATTTTTGAAAGTGATTCAAAATGATAAAAAGAACCATCTGGTTGTAGTATCTTACATCCCTTGTTAGGATAATCACCAGTTTCATCTGGAAGTTCATCAAGTACTATCCAAAGTTCTGAGTCATTATATATGTATGATACAAATCCACAATTATGTGGATAATATTTTTCTGGTAATTCATATGTTAGATAATCACACCAAAACTCTTGACAAATTTTAGGTTTATCTGTTTGGATAGAACATCCAGTAGAACAAATCTTAGTACAGGCCTGACCTGTAGTATAGATTATATCATATTTTTCTTTAAATCTTGGAACTTCTTGGTACTTGTCTGCCCATTGTGCTTCATCTGTAAAGGGTAAAACTCTGCAACAGACTCTACAGTCCCCACACCTGTCGTGGTCTATCTCAAACTTGATGTTCATAATATAAAAGTATTTAGTGTGATTAAATTAAGCCTTTGCTGGAACGAGTGTTCCTGTTGTTGGTTCAAAAACTTCTTGTTGTACTTTAAGTTCAGCTTGTCTATAATGAGACCTATATTCATTAGATAGCATAACTAAGCTATCCCACTCATTAATAATTACATCAATTTTAGTTTGTTCAGTACAACCATCTTCACCTAGTTTTTTTCTTGCTTCTATGTCTGGTACTGGTATTCTATTTCTAGGAATTCTTTTATCCCATGGTGGATTCCACATAAATGTTTCATCATAAACTTTTGTTCCATCTAACCAGTGGCCTGTCATTTGCCATTCTATAGTAACAATGTCTCCATTAGAATCTTTAGTATAGTTTTTCTTTTCTACTTTAATCTGCATAATCACCACTTACTGTTATATAATTATCATCTGCATCGTAAGTAATAAACTCTCCAGACTCAGTTTCTATGTAAACTGTTGGAACATCTCCCTCAAAATATTCTTTATCTAAAGGAAAATCATCTTGGTCAGCAGTAAACCATTCATCATTTATTAATATTGGATGGTCATTAGTAATCTTTAACCAACCATCTACGAGATAATATCCTTCTCTCATATGTTCAGTTAGAACATTAGTAACTTTTGTCCAATCTTCTCCCCATTCAATTATATCTCCAACTTCAACTTGATGAACATGAATAATACCTTTATCTTTTTCATTTACTAACATATCATAATGAAGACATATGAATCCACCACATCCACCAGATAGATTATTATCTTGGTACATCTTAAATGTAAATGTTGGACTTGTAAATGTATGATATCCAGCATTAACTGTATCTGTATTTGCACCAGAACCTTGAGTTGAATCCCATGGGTCTTGCCATGCACAATTCATTGATAGATATCTCGTTGAGGTTGCATTATTACAAGATGATATCATTGTGTTAGTAAGTCTAGCACCACGAAAAATATCCCCTATAGTCCAATCATCAGCAGTAGTTGAACTGTAATGTCCATCACCATCACCTACTGTATAAACAGTATTAGAAGTCTCTAGTAATGGAGGCATATAATAATTAGTAGTTGCACCACTATTAGTACTAAACCCACTATTGTTTGTAGAAAATGTATTAGAAACTGCACCAGAAGGTGTACCAGTTCCAGTTAATTTATAACTAAATCTAAAATGGGAAGCTGCAAATTTAAAATTATCTGACAATTGACTTCCACCAGAAACCCATGGTGTAGCACCAAATGAAGTTCTCCAAATTTCTGTCCAAGTACTTGTGTTTTTTGTTGTTGCATTTCCACTAGTATCATAGAAAATACTTGAGTTAGTGTGTGGTCTAACCATCCAAGAATAGTATAGGTCTGTTAGAGAACCACTACCACCTTTACCAGATGTGGTTTTGGTAACAAATATTCCCATATCCCAACCTACAGTATTTACCAAATAAACACTGTTACTATACATTGTATGTCCAGAATAAAATACCTCATTACTTTCCTGTGTTCCTACCCATTCAGAACCACCAGATGCACCTCTACCTGCCATTCCACCTGCCCCACCATTTGCAGTATTACCAGATAAATTATTTCTTCCATAAATTGTTTCAGTTATGAAATCGCCTGGGTCTACTGCATTACTTGTATGGTAAAAATCTGACATAGCTAATGGACTAGATTGGGGAAGACCCTCACTAGTATTACTATCTGAATTTGGAACTTTTCCACCAGATGCTGTATTTCCACTTACAGACCTATATAGATGTGCCATTTGAGTAGATTCAGACCCATTACTATGGCCTAAGAATTCTTTACCAATATTCTTTCCAGTATATTGTGCTTTAGCATCAGTTCCATTGAGTTTTATCTCACCAGATGATTTCATTCCAGAAGACTTTTCAGTAGGCATTATGACATACTCCTTTTAATTGCACCAAGGGCTCTCATGAAAGATGATTTGTTCTTTCCAAGTAATGCTAACAATTGTTTTTTCATGTTTGGTTTGACCCTATCCATTGCCATACTTATAATTTTTGCATTCTTTTGTGTAAGTTTGTATGTTGAACCATCATCAAGTTTGATGTTTGAACCTGTTCTTAAATCTGCAGCTCCTCTAATTTGAACCAGAAGATTTGCATCTGGGTCATTTGCACGAGGGCCCATCTTCTTAACTCTATCTCTTTGTTTGATGAAATCGTCTACTTCTTGTTTGATATCATCTGATGGCTCCCAATCTGTATACTTACCAGAGTCAATTGCATCTGCAAACTTCTTACTTGCAGTAGAAGTACCTTTTGCATGATTAGTTATTTTGTTTACTGCATCTTTATAATCTTTTGCTTTGTTTGCAAAATCTCGTATCTTGTTATTTGCAGCTGTAGTCTTTGCACCAAAGTCATGGAATGCACGAACTTCATTTAATAAATCATCATCTGGATGAACTATATGTGCAAGGTCTTGGTCATGATTTAACTTACCTTTTTTCTTTTTAACTATGAATGCATTTACTCTTGCATGTCCCCATTGCTGTGGAGTAGTTCCTGGCCTATGTCCTGTCTTCCATGCAGCCATTCCTCTATCGTAAACTTTTTTTAATGTTCCGACTGATATACCAGACTTTTTAGCCTTATCTTCTAATGCACCCTCAGTGAAGTTTACAACTTCATCATACATCTTTTTATAATCTTTTGTGTACTTAGATTTTGGCATATCTTTCTTTCTTGCTTTCTTATCGCCTGGTGCATCTTTAAATGACCCTTCACCATCATTCTTTTTAAAGTGTGCATCTCTTTTATCTTTAGTAGATTTCTTAAGACCTTTAAAATACTTTGCTGGTTGAGTCCCTTTCTTATCTTTAATATCTTTATCTTGAGGTTCTCTCTCCTCATCTCTTCGTCTGGGTTCAGTTCGATTATACTTTTGAGTAACTACAGATAGGTTTGACTTGTCGTTATTCATAGGATTGTTATCCTTATGATGCACATCTTTACCAACAATACCTTTGGTATCTTTTAGTTGTCTTCGTGCTTTGTTTCTACCAGCCCTTCGTTTCTTTTGTTCTGGTTTAGAGTGGTAGTTTTCGTATTCTTTCTTGTAGTTTCTTTCCTTGAAAGTCTCCATATTGACTCCCTAGAATGAACTTATAACATCTTTGTGATTTGAATACTTACTTGATGATTGCCTCATGAGATTATCGTGAATTTGATTTCTAGTTTTCATTAATCCATCTGGCATATGACCTATTGCTTTATGAGTCATCATAATACCTTTTAATGCATCTAGTCCTTTTCTATCACCAAGAAGTTTTGCAAGATGCATTAATGAACCAGTATGGTCATTTCTGTCTGTCATTTGTGCAATCTTTTTGATGTCTGCAGCTGCCATTTCTTTTTTCTCTACAAGTTCTTCAATACCTTCTTTGATGTCATCTATCTTTTGATGCCACTCTATCATCTCATCGTTCTCTTCCTTATAGAAGATTGATTTTTTTGCAACTGGGTCATAACCCATGTACTTCCCTTTTAGAGAAGGCATCTTAACACCAATACCTTTTAACATTCCTACCATCTTGTGCAATCTATCCCAGTTTGCTGGAGAATGTTTCTGTTGCCATATCTGACCCATTAACTTATCAATACTTTTCTCTGGGTTACTGTCATCAAATGGTAGTTTAGTAATCTTTGCTAACATCTTACCATATGTTTTTAACTTAATTAGGTCTTTAGGTGAAAGTTGTTCAATCACTACATGATGACCTGTAAATTCTTTCTCTTCATTTGCATGTTTTAATGCAAGTTTAACTGCTGAATTCTTTGATAATCCTCTTTTAAGTTTTTCTATTTCTTTGATTGCATAGTTTGTTGCACCACTTAAATCAAGTGCAAGTTCAATTGCTTTCTTAACTGTCTTATCTCTTGCAGCCACTCTTTGTTTTGGATTGTTTTTATAGTAATTAGATACTTCTCTTCCTGTAAGTTTTGATTTACCCATAGGAGATAGAGGGTCTAACTTACCATCTTTAACTTTTTCTTCTAGACCTTCTGGTATAGGTTTAACACCTTGTTGTTTGAACATTTTCATTAATTCATTATTAGTTGCAAGTTTAATTTTGTTATCTTTACCCATTGCAACCATAGTATTTTTAAATCCTATCGGATTTTGTTTTTGCATTGCCATTGCAACTTTAACACCAGTCATGTTAAGAAGTTTTGCAACACCATATTGCATCATCTTATCACCACCAGTTTTAAATAATTTGTCAATCATTTCACCAGCAGATGCTTCTACTAGTTCAAAGTTTTCTTTTTGCATTAACATTTTAGTGTTAAGAGTTCCAATCATCTTAAGGATTGAGTCTCTTGCATCTAAAACTTTTTTGTAATCTTTGTTATGAACTGTATTCTTGAGTTCTTTATCACCCATGTTTGCAATCTTCTGATAAGATTTTAAGACACTCTGCATGTCTTTAGAAACCTTTTTCATTGCATCAACTTCTTGTCTCTTGACTTCATCAATTTGAGTTTCTTCAACTTTGAGTATTTTATCTCTCTTTTTCTTTATCTTACCTTTACCTTTCCACTTTTTCTTCAACTTGTCAAATAAACCTTCTTCAAGGGTTTCATCTATTTTTCTTGTGTCTTGGTCATCGTCATCCATACCAGAAACCCATGTTGCTGGAGCATGTGTAATTTTATATCCAGATAATTTAACTCCCCAATCTTTTAGGAATTCAACTACTGGTTCTCTTGCATCTGAAACTTTTTTAACATCTTCATAATCCAAGAACATTTTATACCACTTATCCATGACAGAATCATCACCTACGAGACCAGCAAACTTTTTAGCAGCCATGTCAAGGTCTCCCTCTTTTTTAATTAGGTGAGGTCTAACCATAGCTCTGTTTAATTTTTCGAGTTTATCTTTTGAATCTGGAATTGCCCATGTTCCTTCTTGAAGGTTGGTTTCTACTAGGTCTTCTACAACATCACCTTGTATTCCATATTTTTGCATTGATGCATATGTGTCTGCAACTGACTTAAGTATATTTGCATCATATTTACTTGAAGATTCTGTTGAACAGTTAGATGCATTAACTTTCTTTTTACCTTTTTTCTTTGCAGCATAGATTGGTGCTTCTTGAATAGTATCCATTAACCATTCATCAGACTCATCTGAATCATCAGTTTTGATTTCATTATTGGACATTGCCCATGAAAGAAATTCGTCTTCAACTTTTTTAGGCATGTCTTTACCATTTTTTCTGAATGCATCGACATGTCTTTTATGCTTCATGACTAGTTTTTTCCAGTCATTATCTCTTGGATATTTCTTAATAACACTTTGAATGTTTTCATCAAGACTTTCTTCTTGACGAAGTTCTTCTATGAGAGAATCTATCAACTCTTCATTTAATATATCTTCGTTTATTTCAATAGGCTTTGCATACATAGACCTGTATGCATCTGCAACAGTATTACCTGTTTTGATATCTCTCTTTGACATAGTTACTTCTTTCCAGTTCTTTTGTTATCATAGATAAGTGAAGACTTTTTTACATACCCAAGTCTTCGAAGTGTTTCTTTAAAAGACTTACTTCTTGCATCATATTTTGTTTCAGATGCATCTTCTTTCTTATCTTTACCGATTGCTTTTGAAATGGCTTTTCTTTTCTTATGTAAGAATTTATCAGATGTATCAACATCTCCATCGTTATCGATGTCTTTATCCTTACGATTTTTGAACTTTTTCTTAACTGCTTTAGGTTGTACTTTATCTAACCCATCACCATCATCTGACTTATTGTTGGTGTTATCTTCATTAGCAATTTCTTCACCTACTGTACATGGATATGTTTTTCCATTAAAGGTGAACTCTTTTTTACCATCTTTCTTTGCTTGACGAGCTGCATTGATAAATTGTTTTTTATCATCATTTACTGCTTTTCTAAGTTCTTCAAGTTCTTGTGTGAATGTTTCTGCAACTTCTGGTTTACCCTGTAAAGGATAGTTATGAAGTTCTGCTTGTTTCTCCATACGAGATTGAGGTGCTTGTCCAGAGTTAAGTACTTCTGAGACCGCGTCTGCCACAGATTTTGTGACTTTATCAGTCCCACTGTTGAATTTTAATCTATCTTGTATATCTGACATTGTGGTCTCCTGTTAAATCTTTCCTATAGTATTTATATATATCACTACTTACACTATTATTTTTGTTTATCTTTCTGATTCTTTTTCTGTCTGAATGCAGCTAATCTTTCAACTTCTGCCTTTTTAACTTTAGGTAGTAGTCTTTTTGCAAGTTTTGCTATTGCACCCTTCTTTTTATCAAGTTTTTTACCGATTGCTATTCTAGCACCGATTGCTAATTGGGATGACGATTTGCCTCCAGACATCTTTTTAAATAGAATACCTCTTGCTTGTTTTTGTGCTTTTACCTGTAAGGACTTTGAATCCTTCATTCTTTTCTTTTTACGAGCTTTAGTTCTTGCAATTTTCTTTGCAAGTCTTTTCATTCTCATCCCTATTTTTCTTCTTTGGGACATATTAAGCACTTCAAGTTGTAGTTGTCTTGTTAATTCAGACTGAAATCTACCTTCTGCAACTTTATGTATTTTCTTTGCTTGATTCATTGCAGTTCCATGCATGACTTCATCTGCTTTATCACCATATTCCTTTTTGAAGTATTCTTTTTTCTTTTTAAGGTCTTTTAGTATCTTTTCTTTGGTTGCCATAATTGCATCAGATACTTCTGTTTTTGCATTAGCTTTTCTTGTTAAACGCAATGCATCTCTATCATTCTCATTGTCATGTTTGGTTTTAAGTTGTTCTCTTTCTCTTTTCTGTCTATCTTTTAGATTGTCTGATTGCACATCCTCAGAATACCCTTTAAAACTTTTCATTTCTAACCTCTTCTCCATGTCTATTGGATGTTCGTATTCAGCTGCAAGTTGAGTGCTTTTCATAGGTTTCATAGTTAATGCAGTTTTCCATGCTTGTGCCATTTTGTTATCTGGGAATGATTTCACCCATGAACTTAATTTGGGAAAAATTTTAGTGGTGTTTTTATCTAAATCACTCACCTCACCATCGTTATCTACAATAAAGAAGTTTGGTCTACCAAATACATTTTGTAGTTTACCCA